CCAATGGCTTAGTTGGCCGCCCCAGACTTGAACTGGGCACCTCAGACTTATCAGGTCTGCGCTCTAACCAGATGAGCTACCGGCCAATATAGTAGTAGTCCCTCCCGGACTTGAACCGGGACACCACGTGGGTAGTGGGTTTTAAGTCCACCGCGTCTGCCTAGTTCCGCCAAGGGACCGTGTTAGAGATCAAGTCGTTTTCGAAACAACCGTGACTCTCTCATGATTCGTATACCTAGTTCTTGAAATCTTTCCTGATCAACAGTTTCAAGATGAAGATCAGGATTACACTTTAGGATTGATGGTAACTTAGTAGAGTACCATACTTTAGAGTCACCTTTAACATCAACATAAGTATTCGATTCTGGTAGATAGAAATCTGGAAAGTATGTGTGAGACACCCCTGATTCATCAGTGTACTGAAAAGATCCGATACCTTCAAATTGAGTTAGGAACTTGGTAGCAATCTTGTCTAAGTGCTCTGCGTAAACGGCTTCCCAAGTACCTTGGACTTTTGCAATACGACCCGAGGGTAAAGCAAGGGTATAGATCTTACAGAATGTACCAAGAGGGGCAGCTCTACCCTCTGCATAAGCCCTACGGGCACCGATTGAAACAGAGGCTGACATCTTTGCCAAAACCTCTGGTCTATTGTTACACTCTCTATGCACGGCTGACATATGGGCCGCGAACTCTGGGTTTCTATAACGTTCTTTGGTAGCTGCTGAGATCTTCTCTTTTACTTCAGGCCTACTCAAAACCTCTCGCATAGCTAAAGCTAGTTTTTCTTTAACTTCAGGCCTACTCTGGGACACCTTGAGAATAGCTGACATCCTCTCACGACTACCCGGCTTAGACTTAGCCAACTTAACCGACTCTGAGATCTTGGCTCGCACATCAGGACGAGCCTGAGCAAGCTTCTGACTTTGTGACCTCTTGGCTCGCACATTAGGTAGTGAGCTTGTAACTTCGATCTTTGCTTGAACATCAGGACGAGCAAAGATTGTTCTACCTGTACAAGATCTTGAACAAAAGTGATAAGGATTCTGGAAGATACTCGTTTGATACCTTCGAGTAAACTCAATAGTACATCTGATCCCATCACACTTCAAATGAAGCAATTGGTGTTTGATTGGACGACCACTCTTACCTGATATCTTGTGGTCAATTTGCTCAACTCTCAATAAAGTCATTTGGAATAACCAGAATCAGCCCAACCACTACCCTGAAGTTGGAAGCCTGTGCCGCCGCTTATGAGCCTCTTAGCTTCTGGCTTCTTGCACTCAGGGCAATCCATCAACGGCGGTTCCGTAATCTTCTGGTCAGCCTCCCAGAGGTGCTGACAGGCTTTGCATTGGTACTCGTAGGTTGGCACTTGATTACCCTTGAGGCATGGGGCCTGGACCAATGTTGACTTCATGGTTGACCCGGGTGAGCAGTGGCTTACCACCAAGAAGTTTGATGAGCCTGCACCTGGTATTGGAGATCATCTTCTGAAGCCGGTTTGGATCTGGGGGTGGTGGGGGCTCATACTTGTGCCAATGAGTTCTTGCATCCTTCAAAGATGCTACCAGACATTGAACACCACCAGGATCCGGTATTGCATCTGGGTACCCAACTTCAACCTTGGTAGTACTAATCACCGAGGTTCCCCAAAGATGCCCTACTAAGCTACCACCCCACTCTGGTCTAGGTTCTGACTTACCAAGCAACTCATAATCAACATGAGCAGAAAGAACTGGTACATCTTCTGGGTGAACAAGAAGTACTGCTACTCGCAGATCTTCACATTCAACCCTAGACAAGGTATCAGCAACATCATGAAGCGTGGTCATGTGAGATAGTACACCGAGAAGAGTTTGGTGACCTTGGTGGGACTCGAACCCGACATTGACAACTTGAAAGGCTGTTATCCTGATCCTTTAGAAGACAAGGCCGTTGGCGTCCCTGAGGGGTGTCGAGCCCCTTTCAGCGCCTTGAGAGGGCACTATCCTAGCCAGCGTAGACGACAGGGACATTGATAGGTGAGACAAGGAACGAGCTAGAGGGATTCAATTAACAAGATTGTACTCCAGATCAGTATTCTCACCAGCGGAAGGAGCGGGATTCGAACTCGCAGAGCTGTTACGCTCGATTGTTTTCAAGACAATTTCCCTCACCTATAGGAGGCCCTTCCGTAGTAACTGAGTTCTCGGGAGTTTACGATCCCCCTTCTTCGCCTACCCGGGTAGAACGAGATCCTGCAATATGGACGACGAGAACTCAAGTGGTAGCGGGAATGAGGAGTTGAACCCCACTGTTTCCGGGTTATGAGCCCGGCGTAGAACCATTTTACTCTCCCGCAGAGCTGGCAAGTGGAGTCGAACCACCCTGAACATCTTTACGAAAGATGCGCGTTCCCACGATTGCTATGCCAGCATAGGGCACTCCCGACCTTGTCGGGCGCCCAGGGGATCTCTACTTCCCCCACTCGTCTCCCGTAGAGATGAGGTTGACGAGTTGGCTCCAGCTCCTGGGCTCGAACCAGGCACCCTTTGTTTAACAGACAAACGCTCTACCTACTGAGCTAAGCTGGAATGAAACACTAAGCTCCAGAGGCTAGAATCGAACTAGCGGAATCGTGATTAACAGTCACGCCCATGTACCAACACATGAACCCTGGAATATGGAGGCTGTTTCAAGCCTCCCCCGACACGAGTTGGTGCTCGTGCCGTAGGCACTGTGCTTGCCCCTACGGGGCTCGCCAATGCCTTACTTCATTACGGTCAGGAATGAAAAACTACCCGGCAGGCACGGTCGCTGCAGCCCTCGGTTTACTTGAGGTCGATCACGGCACGTCTGCTTCCCGAGCCCACAACAGACTCGTAAGGTCAGCACTCATTCACTGTTAGATTGTCAAGGATCTAAGCTAGCGGTTGCTTGCTTCGATTGGTTCCGACACCTGGATTCGAACCAGGATAACGGGCTTCAAAGGCCCGCGCCCTAACCGTTGGACGATGTCGGATCAAAAACTGAGTGAGCCTGGAGGGAGTTGAACCCGTCAACCTTCGGATTAAGAGTCCGCTGCGCTACCAATTGCGCCACAAGCCCGTGTCTATTCCAAGTGATACCTATCTTATGAAGCTTCTCTCTAACTGTCTTTGAGTGGCACCCCAACTTAGTAGCTATCTGACTAGGGGTCATAGTATGAAGCATCTCTACTAACTCATCTGAACTTGGCCACACAAGTGTCTCACGACACTTCTTACTACAGTAAACTTGACCTGTACTTGGGCGAGCATAGAATAACCCACCACAAGTCTTACAAGTATGAGGTACTTTTGGATTTGTATGCCGAATTGGAATTTGCGATCTGACAGAATGCTCTAACTTAGCGTGGTGCTCACTGATTATCTTACCGTGCTCTTCTCGATGACAGTTGGAACACAGCAAGACACATTTATCCAACTCTAACCTCAACACTTCCCAAGCCCTGTGATTTCTAGCCACTGTCCAGTCCTTCTGGGATGGATCAGTGTGGTGGAACTCCAAAGCACCTAGGAATTTTGAGTAACCGCAAACCTGGCAACAACCTCCTTTGTATTCAACAGCTCTTCGCTTCAAGTCATGGTTTCGTTTGCTTAACTTCAGGGTAGTGTAGTCAGAGTGTAGTTGGCGCTCTCGCTTCATACAAGGTACCTACACCAAAGAAGATTAATCGATTGTTTTAACTCAGTGGGCTCGGGGAGCAATGATCTCCCAACCTTGCGGTTAAAGGCCGCTTGCTCTGCCAATTGAGCTACGAACCCTCGCTTTCTGCTTTTAGTTGCCCGCTCCCGGGCTCGCGTTTGATGAACATGATGAGTACCTTTCTAGTGTCTTGGTGGTGGCTGGTGGATTTGAACCACTCCTCCCGAAGGAAACAGATTTACAGTCTGCCGCAACTCGCCTGATTGCTAATCAACCACCATAGTGTGGGGTCTAGCTGCGGTTACGAGTCGATAGCGATCTGTAATTCCCATTGTCCTTTGCTTTCCTAACGAACTGACAAACCTATCCTGATGCCACTGTGTGTGACAGACGAAGCTCTAGTTTTCACACAGTTCCCTGTGTGTTGGTTTTATCGGGGGAATGGCCCTAAAACGACTAAGGCCACCGTGGTTTCCCAGGGCGGCCTTCTGTTTACGGGTACTCCGTTATTCAGACTAGCCGCCCTATGTACCCACCTCTGGATTGGCAATACGTGCTGAGGTGGGATACCAAGACTTAAGTTGGGCCATATCGCTTGTAAAATGCCCTAGACTATGGACGCACAACGAACCCGACAGCGATATTCTCGCCGGCCTGGATTCTAATGTTGCGGTTTTGAGTAGAGAGGACACGTTACTCCGATTGATTGGCTTCTTGAGCCTTGAGACTGTAGCCTAGCTCAGGGGGCGGTAGACCGTCAAGGTCTTTTTTCGCCTGTGTGATCTTTTTTCTTGGCCCGACATTCCCCTACCTGGGGAGGTCAAACCTTGAGCACCAGCAGTACACCGAGGGGCTGGGGTACGTCAAGAGAAACTTTTACTTATCAGGACCCTTGGTTGTGAAAAGCCTTTTCGCCTCCGAGCCCCCGAAGTTCGTCTGCAAGGTCTTCAATTCAGAATGGGACCGCTTCGTTGAATCCTGGCTGCCCAAGATCCACACCTATCTAATTGAAGCCCTTGGACCATTCGGCAAGGAGCCCCTACCCACCATCCTCCCTATGGCAGATGGCATGCACATGTCCGGCGCCACCGCCTCCTTCAACATGATGACTGGTCAGGTGCAACTGAGCCCGAGCGTAGAAGGCAACCCTGGGCAGACCCTGGAAAAGCTAACCCACGAGTTCACGCATGGGAGCTATGCCAAGTTCCCTATAGATGATTGCTTCTATGATGAGGGGTATGTTGACTTCTCAACGTGGGTCCTTGCCCACTCCCCAACTTATGGAGAGTATCGTCAACAGATCATCGACGCGGCCGCCTACAACATCCAAATGAGACGTGAGCGAGCCATGAGGAACCTCTCGGACTATGACCGCAAGAGGTGGGCTGGTGGGACCTTTGCAAGTATGTTCTACGGTCCTATGATCCTGCACCACATGAAAATGAAGAAGGCAGAAGGCGACTTCACCTGGTGAGCTACTCGCTCTCCAACTCCAACATCAAGTCAATAGCCGACTCTTCCACCACGAAGACATTGGTACACTCCGAAGCTTCGATCCCTACGCCCGCCAAGCAACCCCTCCACGGCCCCCGTTCAAAACCCAAGGACTTGATCCCCTGAGCCAAAGTGGAGTCCCACACGAACACTTCTCCTGGGGGTAATAATTTGAGGATGAAGGACAACTTCCTCAAGTCGATATTGATCCCTGCAAGGACTCCTTGAAACTTCAAGTCCACATCAATCACATCAAGTAAGGGCTTAATCTTGGTGACCCACCTCAACAGGGAACTCAGCTCTACCCTCACAGCCTCCTTAGGACGAGGTAGCTGCAGAACAGGAAGTAATGGTGCGTCCTCAACCTTCTCACCTACTTCCCCTTTGAAAGCTATGACGCAGTGGTGGTTAGCTACTACAGACCACCCTTCCTGGTGTAGAAACACACTGCTCATCCATTGAAACTTCCCTGATAGTAGGAATTTATGAAGTATGTCTAACGGTTCCATCTGGGTTGTATACATTATCAGGAGTCAGGTGACTGGGAAGCTTTACACCGGGATCACGAACGACCTTGAGAAGCGACTGACGGCCCACAACAATGGAACCGGAGCCAAGTTTACTCGAGCGGGAAGACCATGGAAGCTAACCTACCGAGAGCCAGTGGAGGATAAGAGCTCAGCTCTAAAGCGAGAGCTGAAGATCAAGAATCTAACTCGAGCCCAGAAACTCACTCTGATTCAAGCTCATACATTGCCCCAGCCATTACCTCTCGGTCCTCAAACTCCCGACGATCCGCTTGAGCAGCCAGGACTCTCAACCGAGCGGTCTTGACCGATGGCTCTTCCTTCTCGATGCCTACGAAGTGGAATCCCTTATTAATAGCAGCTACGCAAGTCGTACCTGATCCACAATAAAGGTCTAGGACAGTCCCGTTGGTAGGGGTCGCCATAGTTACCAAGTACTCCATGAGCCGTACAGGTTTGACCGTATTGTGCTCGTTCTCTTCCCCCTCCTCAAGCCCGGCACTCTTCTCTCGGAGATTGGGTTTGGGGACGTAGAAGAATAGGGAATCAGGGTCAACATTCAGGAAGTACTTCGAAGCCCCACCAGCCTCAACCTTGTGCTGTTGATTGAGATGGTAGATCGGACACGAGGGGTGACACTCCCAAGTATCAATGGTCTCATCCTCTCGATGGACTGTTGTGTACTTGTGACCGGCACCGCCACCAAATGGCTTAGCTCCATCATCAAAGCGATTGATGGGCGGCATAGCCACTACCTGACTACCAACCTTCCGGCATAAGTCCGAATGAACGAAGATGACGTTCGGAGGGAGTCGACCCGAAGTCGAGACATCATTGGCTCCAGACAGGTCAGAAGAGTTCTTCCACGAGTTACCCATCTTGCCCCCGCGCGCCTTGATGGCGTCTACCCCCGCCTTGTGCTTGGCGAAGTCTGCTAGGGATGAGTGCTTGACCCTAGAAGCCTCGATGTTGATGACCCCAGTCCCAGTGACTTCAAGCTGCTTGAGCAGGGTCTGTTCAGCAATAGGTTTGCGGAAGACGAGTATTGGTTCCCAGTAAGGTTTAAGAGCCGTTCCGAACTCTTTCCATAGAACCGCTAGGTCGAGGAGGCCCGCCTTCTTGAACTCCTTACCGACATCAACATTCTTGGGCATCCCTTGAGCACGAAGCCACCGAAGGATTGGCGGCCCCATCTCAACCGGGATAGTGTCACGATTCGTGAACCCAGCGATCCGGATTCCAATTGAGAGGATGTCAATCGTCCGAGTCCCGGCGAACGAGAACAAGAACCCACCGGGCTTGACGACCCTAAGGCATTCCTTCCAGACCAGGACTGAGGGTAAGTCCCAATCCTTGTTCATGAACTCCCCTGTTACAAGGACCGCCCCATTCAGGTAAGCTAAGATCTCTTCCGGCGTTGGGTCACGCCCACCGAGCCCGTAAGGCGGATCTGTTACGACACTATCAAAGAAGTTGTCTGGGTAAGTACGGAGAACATCCAAACACTGACCGTGGAGGATGACGTCTACAGGTTGAGTCACGTCCGGCTATACACCAAAGTGGCGCTCAAGAACCCTCTTGATCACCCCTTCATACCGCCTCAACCCTTGCTGGGTCATTGCCTTGTCTTGTAGGCTAGGAAGTAACCTCTCCCGCGCAATCTCCTCTGTATTGTGACCTTCTAGCAGGAGCTGGAAGTACTCCACGATATCAGGGAACGTCTCCGGGTTGACAGCGCGCTCTAGCTCCTTCAGTAGAGCTTCTTGCTCAGCCCTCGGGATCATGTCGCCTAGGCTATCCCATGAAGCTGGCTCGGTGACGAGATCTTCAATGTCACTGTGGGCGCGTAGCCTTTCTTTACGCATCAAACTGACTGCCTCACTCCTTACAGCTAAGTATGCATAATTCTCAGCGTAGGCGAGTGGCTTCCCCTTGAATTTACTCTCTAGGGTTGAGTCAGAGAAAAGCTTCATGAATACAAGAGATAGAGTCTCTTGAGACCGCTCGACCTTCATCGAGTCGGATTTGAACAATCGAAGGGCAAGGCCTAACGCCTTTTGGCCGAAATCTCGACCATACCCGTGCAATCTGTTGATATCCTTGATACTTTTAGGTACCATAGGTGGGGTGGGCATCCCCTCAACTCCGTAGAGGAGAAATAACCCGTAGATGGATTGACCAAAGACGGAGGCGTCGGACGCGAACCGGATCTGGTGGAGCAAGTGCGCAACTCGAAGGCCCCAAGGCAACGAGCTGAATACTAGGCGCTTGAGTTCTAGGGAGGCTTTGATGAGACGAGTTCGAGCTGTCACATCAGACCCCCTGAACAAGAGGATTCTCAAGTCCCGAGTGAGAGGGTCTTGAGTCCACGTTTGGGCAGCCCAAGACGCACAACAATCTCTTCAGGGGAGCACCCCTTCGCTAGCAAGATGATGACGTCTTCGTGGGTTTTCGTCATCACATCCGAGTTGTTATCCACAAGGATCTTTACAGCCTCATGCAACTCGGACAGTGTGTCTTGAGTCGAGGTGTTTGACACGAGGGTGTCTTCCCATGACCGACCCGTCTCAGGGTCTGTCCCTGGGAAGTGCTCCTTGTACCGTCGAGACCGAGTCCGACACCAGTTGGCGTAGATGTTGTGAACCGCGCGAGCAAGATACAGTTTGAAGAACGGTTTTGACTTGATCTTCCTAGGACAGATGGCCTTGTTATTACGCTTGCCTCTAGCTTCCCGCTCCAACCGGAACCGTTCAATATCCTCTCGAGAGTAAAGCGCCTTCTTTGAAGCCCACGTACCCTCAATGGGTACTGGGGCCCACTCAGACTTGGAACGTACCACTGGAGGACTGATCTGGCGCAAGCAGATGAAGCAAGTGGTCTTGTACCGGTCGGCTTCATCCATACCCCTTCGGAAGGCAACGCTAGGGTCCTTCACGGCGTACCAGAAGGTCTTCTGCTTCGAGGTCAGGCCAAGCGATGCCAGCATTCTCTTGAACCAGTTAGTCCTCAACGGATCACTCTTGTACCGGTTGAAAGCCTTGCCAAACTCAACCATGTTCCTACCGCAACAGTGGCAGGTGCCGTGATCCCGTCGAAGGAGTTTGCCCTTAGTGTCTTTTGACACACTTCGAATGCGGTCGAGATGGCGATCCTCACCAATAAGGTGACGGTGAACGGCGCGCTTCAGTGATCCCCACTCTATATCTAGATAAGCACACGCTTCGAGCGCGGTCATCTTCTTAGGGAGGGAGCTTGAGTCATTGTACTTCTGAATGACGTCAACTTCGACCAACTTCATCCATACGTGCTGGAGAAGGTCCTCGAAATTAGCTTGAACACGATTGTACCGTGTGACTAACCTCGTAACAAATGGTGAGTAGGTGTCATATAACACAGTAAAGTTTGAGGGTATGAAATCATCAGGTAAATTTCCTACTAAATTAGCCACAGTTTCCCTTTTTAAGGTCAAAGCACCAAACTCTACCTACTAGTGTGATTCTCTACCTATGTCGGACTCGGTGTATTATCTCAGTGGACTTGTTGTTGTCAACTTCAAATAAGGCTGTGAACGAATCAATGGTTAATAGTAGTCGCAAGAGGTCTACCTCTAGAGGAGGGGTACGCAAACATCTCTCACCATCTGAGCCACTAAGTCTAAGCAACGATCCTGATCTGCCTGATGACTCTGAGGATACTAGTACTATCATCTCAGAGATGGCTGCACAGAAGGCTGTTTTTGACGCGGCTTTTTCTGATACACCGAATAGAGAGAGGGTTACGACTTATTCTGAAAAGACTTTGAGGTTACTTCCTGTCAGCCCCGACAAGTTCGAAACAAGGCTGTTGATATTCTGCTTGAACTACTGCTTAGATGTCGTGCGCAGCGATCTAATCCCTACGAAAACAAAGGGGAGACGTTGGTCTCGGAAGACCTTTGAGGCCCTATCCATAGGCTGGATGAGGTGGATGACGGATCGAAGCGATGATGGAGTTCTGTTCTACATATCTAACATGCACAACGATGAGCCAAGAGACGAAGACAAGTCTTTTGACACACTAATTTTGAACTTCTGGTCTAAAGCTATTGAACTATTGGTACTGAATCGGCCCACTGAGGCCAAGAAGTTCTTCGATAGGGCGAATGAAGTTGGAGCTCAAATTGGAACCAGTATCAATCCGTCCATCTGTTGGACTTACGCTACGAGCTTCTACATGTTGAGGGGTACGAGGTAGTGGGGTTGCTTCTATATGGGTTGAGGTATCGGTTATCTTGTTCTCACTGAGAGTATTTGAAGTTACGGTTATTGTGGTTGAAGTTGCTATCAGTATTCGAATTGAATGTGGAATTTGAGTCCTCAGCTTCACCACTAATTACTTCTCTCGTAGAGAGAGAAGTAATCATAGAGATAATGATCGATCCCAATGAAGAAGTAGACCTTGGATCAGATGATCCGCGGAGCGACTTCAACAGTGTTAGATCGGTCATTCGTTCTAATCTCTATTCGGGGTACTAATCAAAGCGGACTGAGGGAGAACATCTCGCAGCCGCTCTTACAGAGGGATTATTCTTCGAGTCCAAATAGCTCTCTCGAAGAACAGAGCCCAATGAAACCAGATACGGAGACACTTCGATGAGAAGTGATGGCCAATTCCGTACTGAGGCATTTATTGATTTTCGTGGAGGTCTCTGTAGAGCTGCACAGAGTTCCGCGTACCCTTTGGTAAGGGTCAAGGATCAGGGAACCTTCCTCTACGGCCATGTGAGGGTCTCGTCTTATACACCCTCCAAGATCCCAGTGTCTAGATCATTTTTCTGGTGTATCGATCTTAGTGTTACTTCTGAGGTAAGTCGAACATGAACCGAGCAAGCATCGTTAAATTCAGCGATATGAAGCAGTCACCTGAGGTGCGCATGGATCTTCCTGAGCCAATACCAATCGGCAGTAAGATTAAGATCGCATTCACACTGAGTCGAGTGAACCGGGGGCGCACCGAAGAGCTAAAAGTGAACGGTGAGTTCCAAGTCACCTCAGTAGTTTCTGATCTTACACGTGGAACTACCAAGCAGGTAGTAACAGTTTCCTCAATTGGACTTGCCCCAGCATGGGTGGCAGTCAAGTCTACCCCTAAGAAGCTAGCTCCAACCCATTGCGGACCCACCAAGGTGCTATGAGCGACACCCCTAGCTTCGCCACCGGTACCGAGAAGCTGCCACGTTCAGTCTACTTCAGGAATCACAGCCTTCTCATTTGCCGAGGTACGCCATCCGAGATGGTCTTGGAAATGGTATCCAGAGACCCCCCGTTGACCGTACGAGAGTCTTTGGAGTACCTCGTGAGGCATATAGCCGCGACGCGCAACTTCACCATAGAGCTACCCTGGCAAGCCACTGACGAGATCCTCTGCAACCTCTTCATCAAGGTCTTGCTCGAGGCTGGCATCGTCGAACCAACCCCACTGTCCTAACAATCAACCAGATGTTTGTAACTGGGTCTCTTAAATGCCGGTTACACACCCCATTAAATCGGTGTACTTGAATCCTATGCAACAAGGTATTCTGTCGGGGAAAGAGATTGAAATGGAGACTCATCTCGGTGAGATCGACATAAGTCCGTTCGAGGTTTCTCAATTAAACCCAGCCTCCTATGACCTCACACTTGGCGATGGAATCACAGTGTACAATAAGGTCTGGAAGAGCGGTAGTTACTTGGACCCCAAGGTGGACAACCCAACGAACTCCTTCAAGATGGGTCCTGAGGGGTTCATACTCAAACCTGGCATCGGATACCTGATGCACACTAGAGAGAGTGTCGGAACCAACAAGTATGTCCCAGCAATTGACGGTAAGTCAAGCATAGGACGGCTATTTGTGCTGGTTCATGTAACCGCCGGTCTCGGGGACCCTGGTTTCTATGGTCAGTACACACTCGAAGTACTAGCCACCTATCCTATCAGGTTATACCCAGGGATGAGAATCTGTCAAATACGATTTTTCACCATTCGTGGTGAAGTTGATCTTTACAAGGGGCATTATCAAGGTGATAATGCCAAAGGCGCGGTAGCGTCACGTGCTTACGAACAGTTTGGTGACAAATGATACGAGATCACATAGCCATTGCCTACTCAAATGCTCTAGAACAGGAATCTGCTAAAGGATCTGAGGAGATCACCGGAATTAGCCCGCTGAAGATGGTCTACTACCCTAGCGATATCCTCAATCAGGTCTGTGTTCCCGTAGAAGAGGTCACTGAGGAGATCAAGCAGCTGGCGCGAGACATGCTCTTGACCATGATGTTAGAGGGTGGGGTAGGTCTAGCGGCCCCCCAGGTTGGGAAGAGCATCCGAATGTTCGTGGTCGACGTCCGGTGGCCAGAGGACTTGGAACGTTCTGACCCTCATATCTTCATCAACCCAGAGTTGGTCCTACCCGAAGGAAAAGAACCGGTCATGAGCCGGGAGGGCTGTCTGTCCTTCCCCGGTGGTAGCGCAAAGATGCCTCGCTACGAGACCATCAAGGTGAAGTACTTAGATGGTGAGGGATTCCCCACTGAAATCGAGGCTGAGGACTTCTTTGCCAAAGCGATTCAACACGAGATGGATCACTTGGACGGTAAGACCATTCAGGGGGCGATATCAACCCTCGACATGATGACGGTTCGGAAGAACATTCTGGCCAAGTCTAGACAACACAAGCGAGAGGCTAAACCTCATCATCACCAGAAAAACGGGCGCAAACATTTCTAACTAGTTGGTGCTCTGCAGCTACCACAGGGTCCTTGTGCTCATGCCAGATCTTGTAGAGCCCCATCACCTTGTTTTGCTTCCGTCCCTTGGGGATCGGTTCAATCTCAATGGTTGGGTTTCCGTGCTTGTCTTGCCCGAATGAGACAACGCGACCACGGTGGTTTTTCCATCGGCCATAGAGAATAACATCTCCAAGGTTGAAGTACGCACTGAGCTTCATTGGTTACTACCATAGCTAGTACGTCAAAACTTTATTGGGAGTCCTGAGGTATGGGCGCTGATAGAGCACTCATACGGCAGTCATGGTATGGCTGCGTCTCCGCACGTTCTAGTTCAAGATGGCACTGGTCCGCTAATCAACCCTGATCACACAGGAGATCCGAACTACCCAGCTGGAGTAAACGTCACTCCAGGCAACACGATATCCATCACGCTAGTAAGTGCTGATAGCGTTGGGCAGTGGACTCTCAGGGTAGTAGGTACTGATGAGGATACTGTTGTCCCAGTCCTCGCTAACGTAGACCCCATAACAGGTATCGTCTCGACCCCCGGTAGCACGGTAACCTTCACGGTTCCTGCAGGGGTAGCTGGTCGAGCCTACATCTTCCAGTCCATAGCCAACAACGGGGGTCCGGCATACACGACGACGTTTGGGATCTATACCCTGACAGCTAGCTCATTTCGTGTAGGCGCCCTAGGAGAACGCTTCGAGAATGATCCGGTCTTTGGTTGGGCTAGGACCCTCAATCAATTCATCAAGCGTGGCGGGGGTGGTGGCGGCTCGAGTGTAGAGGCGTTTATTGATGGGGGTTCGATTGGAAATTTCACAAAGCTCAATATTACTGGTACTACTACCTTCAACACCCCAACCCTGACTTCAAGTGAGCTCAACCTACCTATAAGCCCGGCAGGGACTTGGTCTGCAGTTGGTAACACGGGGACTGATGAACTACAACCCAGTGAGATCTTTCCATACCAAAACTTTGGGCTTTTCTTTGACGCTTCACTTGGTTCAGGTAACCCACTTGGGATAATGACCGATAGGATGACGGTCAAAGCAGTCTCCTTAGTTGCCTCCCCTGATCCAGGTAATCCATCACACTTTGATGGGGTAACTCTTAGTAACGCTGATCTAGTGTTACTATCTAGAGGGTCGTTAGGGTCAAACACTATTTACTGGTATATTGGTGGTAGTTTAGTACCTTACCCATTTATTCCCTGGATGACTACAGGGTTTCAGGTTTATGTTAGAGAAGGTAGCGTTTATGCTGGAAAAACGTTTAGGCAGACAGCTGTAGCGGATCCAGCACCCGTAGCTTCTTTCCATAACCAGGTTTGGAAGTGTGAACTTGGTCCTGATATCGCGCCACCACTCACCACCTATAATGGTACTGGCGGCGGGGTAACCTGGCATATTATCGACACTATTGTAGGTCCACCAGCAGATGGATACGACTTGCTTGTAGTAACTGACAACATTGCTACTAATACAGGTACTGGGGATAACCTCCAGAGGGAGCGTGGGGTGGTCACCTATCACCGCGCCGGAGGAACCCTATCTCTGTCTGATGATAGTCGATCTCTTACCTCAGCCACCTACTTCAGACAGGTGATTAATGGGAACTCGGTGCAACTCCAGGTGGGTCAGCAAGCATCCGGTAATCACTACAGCTTTAGGGTTCGAGCTTGGTTCGAGTACGTGAGGGCACTCTAATGAGAACCATTGCACGAGCCCCCGAGTGGGCCTTAGGCAAGCGCCCACTTATTGGGGGGCACATGTGGGTCCCTCTTGGCTCAGCAAATCTAGTACCGCGCGTCAACATAGCTACCGGGGCTATTGACAGCACCGTTACCGCTGGTGACAACCCCCAAGCGATAGTATGGGATGGTGGATCCTATATGTACTTGGCTGAGGTTGATGGGGATTCAGTTCAAAGAGTTAGGATATCCAGTCTTGCACTAGATAGTACTACTAACATTGGATCTCAACCGATTGCGCTAGCTAGGGATACTAGCTTCGTGTACGTGGTTGACAATGAAAACACGATTACTCGAATTGCAATTGTCTCGGGGGTTGTAGACTCTAACATCAACTTCAGTAGTAGTGACGGTGTTCCCAACAAGGTGGCTTGGGATGGCAGCTTCAATATGTGGGTAACTGCCAACAATACTAACCCAAACACGAACAAGATTCTGGAAGTATCAGTAGATACTTGGCCTAGTTATTCGTCAGTACATCTGATGAATGCCCCTAATTCATGGGGCGTTGCACGAGACGGGTCTGGTCACATCTACACAGCAAACTTTGGGCAAGGGACGGTCTCTAGAATCATTGCTTCTACTGGAGTTATTGACTTAGTCATCCCTGTTGGGATATCTCCAATTGATATCGCGTGGGATGGTGGGGCCCACATGTACACAGTGGACCAGGATGGTTCAGTCTACAGGATCCTGATCTCAACAGGAGTTGTTGATCTGATCATCCCTGTTGGTTCTAATCCATATAGGGTTGCGTGGGACGGAGGGGCCCACATGTATGTCACTAACAATGGCACCAACACTGTATCTAGAATCCTGATCTCGAGCGGAGCTGTCGATGCGACCATCTCCCTGGGGTCAGGATTTCCAACTGGGGTTGCTTGGGATGGCGGCCTCTACATGTACGTATCCATGGATAGTACAAACGTAGCTAGGAGGATTCTAATCTCTTCTGGAGTAGTAAGTGATCTCATTAGTGTTGGTAGTGAACCGGTTGATATTGCATGGGACGGTGGACTCTACATGTATGTCGCTAGTCAGAACGACAACACAGTTACCAGGATAGCAATAGCAGATCTGAGTACTACTACCATAAGCAGTGCTGAAACTAACCCATTCGGAATTGAATGGGATGGTGGCTCATACATGTATGTTGTTGGTCGTGGTGGGAACACTGCTCATAGGATCCAGATCGCAACAGGCGCTCTACTTGGATCCGCAATTACACTTGGGAACTCCCCTCGTGCTATCGCTTGGGACGGTGTGTCCCACATGTTTGCGGTCAATAGTAGCGATGGAACAGTGTCTAGCGTGGACACTACAACCGCAACAGTCAACCTGACTATCCCTCTATTAAACGACTTTAAGGGAGTTGCTTGGGACGGTGCGGACCACATGTATGTGGTTAGCTCGTTATCCAATCAAGTAATCCGAATCAGTCTGACGAGTAACAATGTCGATGCTATGATCTTCGTAGGGAGTAGCCCGAATAAAATAGCGTGGGATGGGGCGGACCACATGTATGTCACTAATTCCGGTGACGGAACTGTATCACTCATAGAGATCTCTTCAGGGACAGTTGACTCAACTATCAGTGTCGGGACAACTCCAGACGAGGTTGCCTGGGACGGTGCGGACCACATGTATGTGAACAACAAGGGTAGCAACAATATCTCGCGCATCCTGATCTCCTCAGGGACAGTGGATGCTACCATTAGTGTGGCAGGTATCCCGAGCGGTCTTGCAGGGGATGGCCCACTTCGATAGTACTTAGGTCTTCTTCCTCTTGTTCGGGATTACAACTGTCTCAATCAATCCTGGGTGCTCTCCACTATCCGCTGAAGTCAACTTGTAGAGACCAGGATCAACGGGATGCAGTGACTCCTTTGGAGGTGGGTCACTCTTAACCTTTTCCACCACGGCTATCGTAGCCTCAAGAACCCCATCCAACTCAGCCTTGACTGATTGCATGAGCCCAGACTGGTGCCTGAAGATCTTTGGGTGGGGCCGATCCATGGTTATCTCTTAGTGAGGCCTAATGCCATGTGCAAGCCTTGGAGGAGCCCTTTGACCTCAAACACAGTAGTTCTAACTCCCGCTATTTCCTCGGCACGCTTACGATCAGCAGCTTCGAATTCCTCCTCCATAACCATGCGCTTGACCCTCATGTCAAGTCGTTGAAGGCTCTCTTCAATCTCCCTCACCTTGACTTCAAAGTTCTTAATACGATGGATTAGGGAAGGTAGGGCTGTCGTATCAGCCTCAAGCATATCATCAAAGCTGAGGAAGGACGGGCGACGCCTACGAGCGTCGGTTGTCTCCTCAGTGTCTCGTTTGACATCCTTGATGGTCTCCTCTAGCCTGACTATTGCGTAAGCAAGTCCGGTTTTAGATTCAAAAGAACCAACCTTCTTCTCAAGTTCCTCGACCTTCTTTCGAATGTCCTTGAAAAGAGCGAAGACAGTAGTGAACGCGGTACCGCCACCGGATAAGACGGCAGTAATCAAACTGCCGATCAAGGTCTCTGGGGTGAAGGACATTACACAAAGGACACCGCAGAAGTAAATCCGCAGTGCCCTTTGCAATCAACTAACTATACTTGGTTACTCAGAGTTCAACTTGATTGATGATGTCTACCCACTGGTTCTTGCCGGAACCAGTGACAAAATCACTGATCATGCTGAAAACCTGATCAGAGAACCCACCGATACCAAAAGTATCAGATCGGCTTACAACCTGATTCGTGTTGTGAGGTGCGAGATCCAAGCAGACCAACTTGGCATTGGGGTTCCTACACTTCAGTAAGTCCCATTGCCCTTGCATTTGAGTCGCCCCTGTGATCCCATGATTACCAGTCCAAGACTCGTAATCCGAGACGAAGATGACCACGTCAACCTTGGCGGCCTCTGCATTGAGCAAAGCCAAAGGTTTAGCACAATCAGTTGAACCACCACCAACGGAGGCTAAGATCTTGGTATTCTGCATGACACTGTTGCCAGCATGCACCTTGACCGGGACTACTCGACCCTCGAAGGCGATGAGTCTAGCCCGCGGGTTCCTTCTGAGGATGGACGAACCAATCAACGAACCCACATCGATGCTCATGACCTTTGTAGTGGAACCCTTTCGAGAACCAGTTACAGGGCTTGTGGACATCGACCCAGACACGTCGACACAGATGACTACGTTCTGCCCATCGAAGGCAGGAACGTTCATTGTAGCTAGTTCAAGAGCTTCCTCAAGAGCTACAATGATCTTGTTCGGCATCTGTTCAAAGTCGTCATCATTGGGCTTTGAACCACGGAAGGTGATGCTCCGATCCGTAACCGCCTTGTAGGTCATCATGATCTGGTATGGAAAGACGTGAGCCTTTTCGATCAGATCCTTGTTATGTAGTTTGGCTGCAATCAAGTTGACCATCTCAGGGTCCGCAAGAACTCCGTGACGAGCGAACGTATTGAGATTCTTGAAGGTCTGAGGCCAAGTTGCCTTGGCGGCTACCGCCTTCCAATCATCAAGACTCAACTTAAGTCCCAATAGCATCTCGAAGGGTGCATTAGGAACCTCACCCACCGGGGACACCCGGAAGGCTTCATAAGCCGCTACTAGCGCCGGGAGAGACTCAGCCGTAACGAAGTCCTCACCGTCGAAGAAACCCTTATCCTTGCCCGCCAGGTGAGCATAGAGAGCAGACCTGGTCCTAGACGTCGGGCGCACCCGAGCCACCTTCACCACGTCACCCAAGGTCGGGTTGTTACCGACCGAGTTGAAGAATATTTGGTCGTCAGTCCTAGAGTCGAACCACTGGGCAATGACCTTTCGCAGCCGGTGCGAGGAAGCGTTCCTCTTACCAAACTTCCCAGACCGAATGATCTGAGCAAAGTTGCGCAACATCTTACCGTTGCTGACTACGCGCGGGAAGACCTTCACGCAGAGCTCAGGGTTACGAACAGCTAAGTTGGCCAGGAGGGCCGCCGGCATGTCCTTCATGTACCCAGTCGTATGGGCATAAACCGCTAGCTTAGCCACGAACTCAGGATCAGACTTCCCGACTAGGTCGAGAACCTGCTCTGCCTGTGACTCAGCAGTTGTATAGAAGGTACTGTTAAAACAACCAGTTACAGCTAGTTGTGCCAGGGCATTCTCCGGCGCCATAGCATACGCATCCCCACCAGCATAATTGCTCGCATTCGGGTTCAAACCGACGATATTATTCTTGGCCACGGTGGCCTCCATTTCTAGCATTCCAGTCCTAACGGACTGGACAAGTTGCCCCTCGATATGAGGAACTCACCTATCTACACCAGCTAGTTTTAATCTTCAAGTGAAATCGACATGAAGTCTCTGAGGGGACTTCATGTCCCCTTGGTGTAGTGACAATACATGGTTAGTGATCCGGCACCTCTAGTAGGTGAGGCTGTGGCAGATGCTCTTGGAATGCCCTTCGAAACACGGCTTGCGAGCGATCCTATGCTCCTAAGTTGGAGGGGAGACTACTTGCCAAGTGAGTATCATCAGCTCACCCCTGGCCAATGGACTGATGATACTATGATGGCGAAGATGCTTACAGAATCCCTGTACATCTGTGGGGGTTTTTACCCGCGCGATGTCGCCAACCGGTATCTCCACTGGTACATCGCCGGGGATACTCGGGGGATGGGTAAGACCACCAAAGCCTCACTTCAACGCTTGAAGGAGGGTTTTCGCTGGACAGATAGTGGGATTGATGGCGCCGAAGGCAATGGTACCGCAATGCGGGCGGCCCCCATGGGAGCATTTTACCATGATGATCCGCTGACGGTATCCGAGTTTGCAAGGATGGAGTCTAGGATCACCCATAAGTCAGTGGAAGCTCGAGAGGGTTCAGCAGCAGTTGCCTTGATGGTTGCTTTCATCTGGCAGGGGGTACCAAAGTTTGATCTTATTGAAGCTACCTTGGATTTTCTGAGCAACTCCAAGATCAAAGACAAGCTCATCATACTCGGAAAGACCAAAGACCGACTTTCCCTACCGGAGGCATTCAGTGTCTTTGGAACCAAGTCTCATGTAACCCAAACGGTACCCTCAGCGGCAGCCGCCTTCATGCTCACTGATTCATACGAGGATGCTGTCATGGCCGCCATCAGAGCGGGTGGGGACACAGACACGACAGCTGCTATCGCCGGAGCAATGGCCGGCTCCTACTATGGGTTCGAAGCTATCCCTAAGAAGTTCAAGCTCTCACTGGAGAGAATGGATCACCTGCACAACTTAGATAACCATATTGGGGTAGGCCCAAATACAACGGTCATGTGGAAACTCTGAGCGCTTCCGGAGGGGTTCGAACCCACGACCAATGAGGTTAGAATTCACTGCTCTACCGCTGAGCTACGGAAGCTTGGTATCACTATCAGGTGGATCAGTTACACCGGGAAGATTCTTGATCTTTGATCTCGCTATCCTCCAGGCTTGAACGACAACCCACGAGACGGATCGATCAAGGCGTACAGCCTCCTCACGAACCTCGTGGTACATATCCACAGGGAAGTAGAGACTCTGTTTGCAATTGGTCACCGTCATACTCAACTATAGCCTAAGAGCCAATTGAATGTTACGCAAAAGTGGTTTGGCTTTCGGTTCGAAGGCCACCGCAGTCAATTCGTCAAGTCTGTCTGGCTCTCTAAACTCCGAGATCATAAACCCTTTACGTCTAGCTTTGTGGGCCAAGGCGCTCAAACTCTCCTCAGTCGGAACTGACAGTAAAGCCAGGGTATTTGAGCTTGAGTGCCAACTCAAAGCACCTTCTTTATGCTGCATTAGGTACTCAGTCAGGGCATGTGCAGCCTGGACAGCTTGTTGAGCAGGTGATAGATCCTCACGAGTTACAAGGTAAAGTTTCTGCGGGGTAGTAGTTTCCATGGAAGACAACATCCGTCCGAGAGGGACCGTTGAACTTGAATGCTCGAAGTGTCATTGGGCCTCCTGGTTCGACCCACTTCATCCGAGCGTGATTGAAGCGAGTCGAACCGGAGTACACGTGTGTGATTCGTGCTTGGGTAAGCCTGAGATCACAGCCAAGCACGAAGATCAGACGAGTGGATCAGGGTCTTCAGGAACCTCATCATCCTCGTAGGCAGCCTGAACCCGAGCATCTTTGTCCACTTGGAAGTGCATCGAGATTGCCCCGATAACCACCTCAGGGATCCCAGCCGCTTGGAGCTTCTCCCTCCACTTAGGGTAGGGCCTGTCACCCCCTAGGTAATGCTTTTCCCCAACTTGAAAGCTCGGTGGGTCAGAGTATACATTACCCTCCGGAGTTTCCAAGTAAGGCCAAACCTCCAAAGGACTGTCAGAGCAACACCCGCAGTTATGTCGAAGGTCAAACCTTTCAACTTTCGAGTTCACTGATACTGAGTAGTAGGCCACCTTGTTCCATCGACCCACATGCTTTTGTAGATCTGGAAACATAGCAGATAGCCGTACTAGCCTCTCTGCCTCAGCCGTCTTCTCGACGGCTTCCTTGTTGAGCTTGTCTAGCTCTACTTGGATGCTGGACACTAGGCAGCCACCTCAATGAGTTGGGGAGCAGCACCACCCTTGACCCACTCGTTGATCTCGTCAGCTCCAATCGGACACCTGGTGTCCGAAAAGTACCCTTCGAGGATACAGGCCATCCCGTAGGTACTCGGATAGTTATCCTCTTTGCATTTAGCTTCAACACTCTTGTACGCGCGCCCTCGAAGCATAGCCCAAAGGAGCAAGTAATCACGAGTCGTGAAGCCAAGGCTCCTTTTCTTCGTCCAGAGACGGTTTCGCTCATCGCCGGTCTCGGGGCGAAGGTAAGGCTTTAGGGATCGACTTCCGTTGACCCTCTGCCCCTGCTCGTTCTTGGCGGAGCGAAGACGCTGCACCTCGGGTAACGATCCATCTTTCCACTTGAGGCTTTGGATCTTTCTACTGATCTCCAAAGTGTCTTGGATACTCTTGACTAAATCTGTTCGTAGTTTCTTTATCACGGTATGCATCGCACTAACCTCCTAGTCGTTTCAAAGTTATTTGAAAAACGAACATGAGGCGGCGGGCCGCGAGCTGAAGAAATCTACGTATACTTCGACATGCCACCCAGGATAATCAGTTGTCCTAGTTCTGTCAACGGTGTATCTTCCCTCGATGTGTCGTTTCTTCAAACTCGAGGGAAAGACGGCGGTCCCCGTCAGCTCTATCGAATGCCTTGAGTGGATTGTACAAGATCCTGATCATGGAGTTCGAAGAGTACGAAAGGATGAGTATCTTTCTGGGACCGAGGAGATCCTTGTATCAACTACTTTCCTCATGGGCATCAATCACCGCTGGATGGACGGAGCCGAGCCACTCCTATTTGAGACCATGGTATTCGGAGGAACTATGGATCAGGCCCAGTGGCGTTATTCGACATGGGAGAAGGCCGAGGCAGGCCACCAAGAAGTACTTGACCAGCTGCTCCGAGAGATGCCACACCTGAAGAGTAAGACTGGGTCCCCTCGCGAGTGCGTCCCCACCCGACACGAGAGAGTCATTCGTAACTTATGCCACCCAGAGAAAAAATAGTCATAGGTTATAGAAAGTTACTCGGCTTGACGTTGATAGCTTGCGCGGAATAGAAACGTAGAGTACCAAGAGATCGGAGGCGCATTGATCACTTACTTGCAGGGTGACGCTACTCGTCCACAACCGAGTGAATCTAGAATCATTATGCATATTTGCAATGATAGGGGCGGTTGGGGAAAGGGCTTCGTGTTGGCGTTATCCAAGCGCTGGACCGAACCGGAAGGGCAGTACCGGAAGTGGTACAAGGAAGGGCACAACACTAGATCTGGTGACTTCGCCCTCGGTAATGTTGGCTGGGCTTTGGTCGGTCCTGGTCTCTGGGTCGCCAACATGATTGCCCAGGTTGGTTATGGGAGGGCTGGAAGTCTACAGCACGCGGTTGAAGAGGACCCAGGTCCATCACCGCTTCGATACGATGCACTTCGAACTTGCTTGACCAAGGTAGCAGAGAGCGCTCGCTCGAAGGGCTCCACTATTCACGCCCCGAGGATTGGGTGTGGACTCGCTGGTGGAAAGTGGGATCAGGTAGAACCTCTGATCCAAGAGACAATGGGTGATCTTCCAGTCTTCATCTACGACCTATGAAATCGGCTGCTATCACGGGTCACCGTACTATTGGCCCCAAGAGTACGAAACGGGTGTGGACTGCAGCCGCTACCTTGCTTATGAACCTAAGTATTGACGAAGTCTACCTTGGTGGTGCAAGTGGGGTGGACACAGAATTTCTCAAGGCAGCCCTTCACTACCGAGAAGGTATCAGGCCTAAACTCATCGTAGTGGTTCCGGACACCGTCGATAGACAACCCCTCTCGACTAGGAACTGGACTCGACGCGCAGACTTGGTCATCGAACTTCAGGAACCAATTACTGAGGACGATCACTACTTGAGCTACAAGAAGCGGAATGAGTACCTAGTGGACCGAGGGACCTTTGTAGTAGCGTTCTTCAACGGCAACTTCAAGTCAGGTACTGGGCAAGCCATCACCTACGCAAGAAAAGCCGGGAAGACCGTGTACACTATCCCTGTTTCGTTAGCGTGAACTCACGACCCCACGTCCCCTTGCAATCAGGGCAAACCCAGTGGGTGATCTTGTCCAAGCCCCTGTCTACTACTCCAATTTGCCTGAGACCAGGAGGACCCATCTTGTGATCTCGTAGGTCAGCTTTGCAGTGAGGGCACTCCAAGGTCCCCTTCCAGACATGCCAGTAGGCGCCCCAGCCCTCGACCATAGTGAACACGGAGTTCGGGTTACCTTCAGGCGTATCCTCCGGGTAGACCTTTCGACGAATTAGCTCGTCGACAAGGAAATGCATGATCTCCTTGCTAGCCAAGGAGAAAAGATTCCTCTCTTGATCCAAGATCTGGAGCAAGGTAAGGTCTGAAGCGCTGGGCCCAAGCCTCTTCAACGTTTCGATAGTGGTTTCTTTTCTGTCGTCACCTTTGATCGGTCTAGCATTGTTTCCCATACATGCCTATCCAGAGTAGCGAGCCCGTTGGCCCAAGCATATAACACGAAAGCCTCGGGTTGACGTAGAATTTCTTCGTAGAACGGGGTCTCGACGGCAGCCCGCTCTTCTGGGGTTGCATCGCTCTTGAGGCCGAGGGTCTTCAGCCAGAGATCTCGAACCTTATGATCCTTCCCGATTACCTTGGTGGCTTCCTTCCGGGCCTCCTTGCTTTTTGTAGTCAGGTACCCACGAAGGGCAGAAAGCTCTGCCTGGGTCAAATGGGACAAGTCCGGAAGCGGTATGGGAGCCACCGGTCGTTGCGGGCTATCTTCCACGAGTACTAACGACACCGGATGGTCTCATTCCGGCCACTGTAGTTGCTGGAGCGGTCGAAGTCACCTTAGTCCTAATCTCATCTGGGAGCCCCGCCCATGCATTCTTACTACGAGTCCTAGGGATTGGGTTGTGGAAGGTTACCTCGTAGACCATGACACGCGGGGGTACCACCACCTGAGGGATTTGAGTATCTTCCAACTCGCGCGCAAAGTCGAGTAGAAGACGAAATTGGATGGTCTTCTTGGGGTCCCCACGGGTCCGGTCGGGGTGAAGGTCCGGTATCTTCTTCCGGAGTTCTTTCTTGAAGCGTGCTTTCAGGGACTCAAGTTTCTGAGTAGCTTCTTCTCGAGTACGCGCCCTTCGAATCGAATCGAAGTCCTCAGGACAGAACCCCATCTGCATTAGCAGATCTTCTATTGGTTTGAGGGGCATCACAATTCTCTCCGATAGCCGCAATTAGGGCTGAGAGATCCAGTGGCTTTGCAAGTAGCTTGCAGTCATTCGAGTCGACATACTCTCTCAGGTCCGCACTCATGCTCCCTGAACAGAAGAAAAACCTGTGATGGTGGTCAGGAAAGTTCTCAGTCACCCAAGAGTGAAAGTCCCGCCCTGTCCCGTCAGGTAGCATCATGTCGGACATCACCAAAGAAAATACTCCACCCTGGAATGCCTTCTTGGCTTCTGTCACCGACCCCACCGCTGTAACAGTCAGTCCTAATGACTTGAGAATACGGGTGAAAGTACTCCTGAGTACTGGCTCGTCCTCAACTATAAGCATGTTCCCTGTCATGTTCCCTCCCTTCTTACACTAGTAACGGCTTTTCAGTACACCACTTTAGGGGTTATTGATAATTTATGGTTTACATGATGGTACATGCTCTCACCTAATAATCCTTCAGTGAGGTTGACCGGTGTAGGATTAGAAGGCGGCTATTCTGGCTGACCTGTGAACCCGAACTGAATCAACGAAACCATTCCCCAAACATGTCAGACTTCGAAGATAAGACCCTTAATTGCTGCGATTGTGGAAAAGACTTTGTATTTAGGTCAAAGGACCAGGAGTTCTTCTCTCGAATGAACTTCACAGATCCCCGCCGATGTAAACCATGCAGGGATATCAAGAAGGCACAGAAAGAGGGTCTACCAGCGCCAGCACCCAGTGGTGTCACATCTTTTCCCGAGGATGACTTCGGACCCAAGAAGAAGAGTAGCGGGGGTGGTGGGCGCCGACGTCGTGAGGATGACGGGTACTGACTTAGGGGAACTTGATCTTGGAGAGCACGTGTAGTGCTTCCTTGTAAAGTTCGTCCTTAGATCCTTCGTTCCACAGTACATAGTCTGCAAGTTTGACTTTGTCACTGATTGGAAGCTGAGAGCTGATGCGCGCGAGCGCCTCTTGCTCGTTGAACCCATCTCTGTCCATCAATCGTTGTAGTTGTATCTCGGATGATACTGCTACAACGACTATGGGTCTGAACTCCAGGTGGTGCCCGTGTTCAATGAGTAGGGGAGCCTCAAACCCAACCAGTGGGTATTGGTCAACGGCCTGCTTTAGGCGAAGTCGTATCTCGTCATTCAAGTATCGACGGAGGGTGTTGTCAAGAACGGCCCTCTTCTTTGAATCCGTAAATACCAAAGCCCCCAATCTCGGACGATCAAGAGACCCGTCGGGGAGTAGAATGTCCCTTCCAAAGTTACTCACTAAGAGGGATAGCGCTGGGGTGCCCGGGGCCACTACGTCTCGAGCCACCACGTCGGCATCCACCATGCGGACCCCGTTATCCTGGTATAGTCTGGATATAACGCTCTTTCCACAAGCTATTCCACCAGTTAGCCCGAATATTCTACCCTTCATCTCCTGCCACCATCTTCAAGGAAAAGATTGAAAGTCCTAGACATTTTGGTCCGGTGTAGATAAGTACCGCAACTTCAGTAGGAAAGACAACTAAAATGAGCGAATTCACCACACTACCTGGGTTCAAAGAGGATCACCCTGATACACTAGTCATTCAGTGCAGTGATGGCCGGTTCAGTAAACCAATCTTTGAGCTACTCAGGAACAGCGGTTGTCAGCGGTACGATGTGATGGCGATGCCCGGCGGACCCGCGCTCCTGGACATGGTAGGAGCCTCGATTATTGAGTCAGAGGCCTGCCGGTCAGGAACCTCTTTTCTTGTCAAAGGGCACAAGATCAATACTATCCACTTGATTGCCCATGCAGGTTGCGGGTACTATCAGTATCGTTTCGGTGGTATGGGAAAAGTAGCTCTCCAGAATAAACAGATCGAAGATATGCAACATGCAGCTGCCTGGTTACGCAGACTAGACAGGAACATCTTGGTTCTTGCCTACTTTGCCTCTGTGAAGAATGGATCCATACTCTTCCAAGACGTGACAATTAACCTAAACAAGAGCCCGCTGTACTAATATGAGCCAACTTTTCTCGGTAACCGGATTATTTGTCAAAAGGGGTCAGATACTTGTAGTATCGCGCAAAGACAACCCTGACGACTTTGGGCTACCCGGTGGGAAGATCGACCCGGGCGAGACAGCTGAGGAGGCTATCATACGGGAAGTATGGGAGGAGACTGGGATCGAGGTAATCCACTGTGAGCCTATCTTCGAAGACAAGGACCGAGTAGAATGTGGGGAGCCTCGCCCTTGTTTGGCATTTCTAATTCGATCTTGGAAGGGGGAGCCGCGTTCCAAAGAAGCTGGTGTTGTGAAGTGGGCAGATCAGTCGGTTATCACTGATCCATCGACATCATTCCACGAGTACAATACTAGGCTTTTTGCGAGTATGTCTCCAGGATTGAAGGATGCTCTGCGGTTGGTCTGAGGCTCTCTAGGTTAGGGGGCGACGGGATTGTGTCCAGGTTATGGGAGTCGACGAACGTCGTTCGGTTCACCCCAAGGAACCGGCCCATCTCGTCGTAGGTTGGGTCTCGAACTGTGAACTCATCCTCAAGTGCATCACAGATAGTGAAGATCCGAATCACTCGAGTACATGGGGAGAGTACGTGTAGTGGATCATCTTGCACATACACAAGGTTCCTCTCTGAGTCAACAAGGAGGACCCAAAAGAGATACCCCTCTGAGTCTTCAAAGATGGTACCTGGCTGAAGTTTAGTCATAGGGGTTACTTACGCCTTCCAACAATCTTTTTCTGAAGATTGTTGGCGACCGGTGTAATAGCCGTAAATGTCTGACTTTTTCAAGTGGTATAATCTGATCTTCTACATCCCGCTGGCAATCGGAATACTATCCGTACTTGGAGTCGGGTTTTCAGGTGCTGGTCACGACGTAGGGGTTCATGGGGACATCCACGGTGACTTTCACCTAGACGGGGATCATGACGCTGAAGGGGATCAGGATGGGGAGGGACAGGGGAGTTGGTTACTTGGCTTCCTAGGGTTTGGGAGGGTACCACTTGCCATCTCATTCATGTCTCTGTCCTTGATATTTGCAGGTACTGGGATCTGCATGAACACGATACTCGGAGCACTCATCAAGGTGTGGAGTGGGTTCGCTCTTATCTCAGTAGCCGTTGCCTCCATCACGATGTTCTTTGGTACTGCCTTCGTGAGTCGAACCGTGGGTAAGTTCATGCCCACCACTGAAACCGATTCAGTGAAGAAGGTAGACCTCATTGGGTGTATTGGAACTGTCACCCTAGCTTGTGACAGTACTGGTGGGGTAGCTCAAATCACGAATAGGAGTGGGGACCGCTACCAAATCCAATGCAGGTCGGACAAGCCTATTGCCAAAGGCACTCCAATTCTAACCTTCGAATACAACGAAGCTCTTGATGTGTACACAATAGTTGTTGATCCCACCATTGGTGGGTGAGTTTATTAAACCCTGCTCTCGCAGGGGGAAAGATGTAAATCAAAATGGGTATAGGTCTATTTTTTCTGTTGCTCTTTGGGATAGCTCTAATTGCCAGTCCAATAGCAGTAAACACATTCACAACGCACCATGTACCGGGGGTGTCCTCCGTCATCATGACTATCAGCGGAATCACGCTGGTTCTGATCTGCGTAACACTTCTCGTAATCACCAAGTTGTATGTCAAAACAAAGGCAAGTGAGGCCTTTGTCAAGACTGGCATGGGCGGGTTGAAGGTCATTCGAGATGGTGGTCAGGTTATCCTCCCTGTCATCCACCAGATAGTTCGAGTGTCCCTTGAGACCATCAAGTTGCCAGTACAACGTATTGGGGCCGATGCTCTCATCACCAGTGATAAGTTGCGCGCCGACGTCCAAGCTGAGTTCTACGTTCGGGTACAAGCCTCGGATGAGGATATCAAAGCAGCAGCCCGTTCCCTTGGTGACAAGATGAGCGAAGTCAATGTGAATTCTCAACAACAAAGAAAGTCTGACGGACGGTCCTATGAGTCGAGTGTAGCGGCCCTCATTGAAGACAAGCTGGTATCAGCTCTGCGCACGAGTGCTGCCAAGAAGACCCTAGAACAACTAAACAGCGACCGAGATGAGTTCTTGAAGGAAGTTGTGGAGGGGGTCACTGCGGACTTGAAGCACAACGGGTTCCTCCTTGAAACAGTCACCATCTCCAAGTTGGATCAGACCGATATTACCAACCTGAAAAATGATAACATCTTCGACGCCCAAGGGCTGAGAACCATTGCGGAAATCACTCAGAAGAACCTCACCGAGAGGAACACCATCGTCCGCACCGGTGAGCAAGCTCGAAAGGATCAGGACGTTCAGACACGAACTCAGATCCTAGAGCTGGAGAGGAAGCAAGCTGAGGCTGAAGCGAATCAGTCGGCTCAAGTACTCTCAATTCAAGCTGAGCAGGAACGCATTGGTAAGCAAAGCCAGATCGAAGCTCAACGGAAAATCGATGTGGCTGCAACCGAGAACGCACAACAGACAATCCTTGCCAAGGTTTCTCAAGAACAGGCCGTCGAGGTTGCCAAGCGTCAGCAACAGCAAGCCATCGTGGTTGCTGAACAGAAGGTGGAAGTCGCCAAGCGGGACCAACAGAAAGCCATTGCTGGATCTGAAGCCGAGAAAGCCAAGGCGGAAGCCCTCTTAGCGGATGCTGAAGCTGACCGACAGAAGGCTCGTCAGAATATCCAAACGGTAGAGGTAGTTGCTGCAGCAGACCGAGAGAAGCAGAAGGCAGTTATTGCGGCTCAAGGTGAAGCTGAGAAGAACTATGTAACCGCCCAGAGGACCGCTGATGCCGGCGCCTATCGGACCATGAAAGAGGCTGAGGCGCGCAAAGCATCGGCTGATGCGGATGCTGAAGCTACAACCAAGAAGGCAACAGCAGATTCGAAAGCAGCAGAACTTCAAGCCGCTGGTAACAAGGCAACCCTCATTGCCCAAGCTGACGGTGAGAAAGCCAAGCTGCTAGCTGCTGCTGAGGGTCAGAAAGCTCTGGCCATGGTCCCTGTCGAGGTCAAGGCTCGCGAGGTCCAGATCGACAAGCAACGAGTTGAAGAGGTCCTCAAGCCTGAACTAGAAGCTCGTGCAGCCAACGGTGAGGCGGCTCAGAACTTCGAGTTGGCCAAACTCCAAATCACCCAAGAAGCCCTGGTCAGAATCGAGTCGGCCAAAGCGACTGCCCAGTTCTACGGAAAGATCCAAGCCAACGTCTACGGTACCCCTGAGGACGTCGCCAAGATGTCCCAGCACTTCAACGCGGGCATGGGCCTCTCCCAGGCCTTCGGTGGGTTCTTGGCCGGCGCAGACGCCTCCACGGTCGAGACTGTTCAGAAGACCATGGGCGCAGTCAACGAGATCGCATCCTCAGTTGGCAAGATGATAGGTAAGAAGACTGACAAGCCAGCTACAACCTAGTAGTCGGTAATCGTTAGTTGAAAAGGGCTTGGTGCAAACCAAGCCCTTTTTATTTGTCTGGACCCTTCAAATGTGGCACAATAGTAGAGTGAGTACTACCGCCTACCTGTTATCTCGATGGGAAACTACCCTAAAGAGAGCTGAGGCTCAGGGAGCCAGCCCGAGTTTGATTGAGGAGATCCTTGGGGCGTACAGTGGTAAAGGTCGGTACTACCATGTGAGGGATCACCTCCGTCATATGTTCGAAGTCTACGATCGATTCTTCCAGGAGCCGAGCATAACCCTTGAATTGACGTTCTGGTATCATGACTTTGTATATGACCCGACTGCACGGGACAACGAGGTTCAGAGCGCGAACATTGGTCAATCTCGTGTGGAGCGCATGCTTCAAGTCCCATCACCGGTCAGTGCTAAGATCCGTGACCTAATACTTTTCAGTCAGTACACGAGAGAGCCCAAGACGCGCGAGGAGATGATCCTCCATGACATCGACCTGGCCATCTTCGGTGAGAGTCTGGACCAATTTGTTAAGTATGAGGGAGACATCCGTCTGGAGTATCAGTTTGTGGAGCTCGAAGCCTACCGTAAGGGGCGCGCGAGCATACTCAAGCGGTTCCTTCGGGACCCGTTCTACTCCACCCCCGAGATGCGCTTCAGCTCCTACGAGCACCTGGCTCAGATCAACATCCGCAAGTCGATCGAAGCCCTAGAAGCTTGAGCCCCAAGAGACTGGGTCACCTTCATCGAATTCAGCGTCTGGGTACTCCAGGCGAACTCGGTCCTTCAGGGCCTCGAGGAAAACCCCACGGTACCTCCGGTCGCCACCCTCGATACGCCACTTGATGGCGTTCCCTTTATCATCGACGACGGGGTGGCAGATGAACTTCATAGGTGGACTACACCATCACGGCAGCCCTTGCCAGAGCAAGTAAGCGGTTACTGTACCAGTTGCAGGGTTTCCTGATTGAGTTACATTTGCGTAAATTGCTTGACCAGCCGGATACATGGCTTCAAAGCCAGTGGATTGGCTCATATCAAACCCCAAGGTCCCAAGAGCAAACCCTCCAACACTTGAACCAACAGTTGATGAGTCAGTTACTGTCTGATCAACAACTATCTGCTGCTCACCAGAGACTGCCCCAATACTGAGAACTGAACTAGGGGTACCAACCCCTGTAATAGCGACCTTTAATCGGAGGTCAATCGACTTTAACTTCCATCGACCAGGTCCTGTCGGAGTCGATGGACGAGTATCTATCGCAGTATTCGCTGTTGTGGTGAGGTCAATATCAAACTGAGTGGTTACGAGGGTACTACCTGGTGTTGGGGTTGCCCAAGCAGCAACAGTATCAGAGGAAGCGGTAAGAACTTGACCTGGTGATGGTGCAGTGGACGCTGATACATCAACTACTGTCGTTGCTGTCCTGAGTCCAGAGGCTGAAATTTCTGATAGTGCCCCAGCAGTCAAAATATGAGTTACTGCAGCCCCATTGGCGTGGGGTACGTTCAGTGTTCCTTCTAATCCTCTTTGAACAGTGAAGCTAACTCCGCTGACCCCAGTCACTAGCATGAGCTCATCCTCAACTAGCACTCTAAATTGTGGTAGGGTGGGGAACTCGGAGGCATCAGTAACCACCAAAGAGGTTACAACCCCGTTAATCCCACCATTGAGGGTCGTGATAGCCTTGTTGGCAAACCTTTCGGTAGTCATACTCAACTACCGCGGCATAAGAACTTCAACCAGGGTTGTGGTCCTCAGAAGTTGAAGGTACACTTAGCTCTATGCCTGTTACCAAAAACATCCGTGACTTATTCTCAGGGGGTCAAGATAACAACCCAACCCTTCGAGATCACGCAAATGACCGAGTTACTGAAGATGAACGGTATGTTCTACCTCCACAGAACCCGTTGTTTACTGCACGGATGCCAGGTGACCACGATGATCATCCGTTGCTAGAGTCACAGAGGGGTAATCCGTTCTACGGAATCAGCCCTCAGAAGGTATCAGCACTCCTTCAAGCGGGTAGAATCAATCCAAACCAAGAGCGTCAAGCTAGGGCTTGGGTTGATCAGTACCAGAAGCTAACCGGTGAGACTCTGTACAACGGGCGTAACCACAACTTCGAGGAACCAGAGGTAACCGGAGACAACAAGTGCGGTCTCCGGCGAGCTGATCCCTGGCCACGATAGTCAGTGGTTATAGTACAGGGGCAGGTGGCGGCCCTGCCGTCTGCACAAAATGACAAATACGTGCTGACATTCTGCTTGAACCAGCGGCGAGGTTGTTGTTATTGGAACAATCGATATCAATTCCAAACCTAGTAAACGTCGTTGGGGCCCCAAAGTTATAGAACCAGCTGTTGGGGCTGCTGAAAAT